AAAAAGAAATTAAAGGTATTGATGATATATCTGAGCGTATATATATTGAAATGGATAATATTATAGGAGATTTGAAAAGTAAAGGTTTTAATACTATAGATTATGTTTTAATTGAAAATCAACCTTCGAATTTAAATGGTATTATGAAAACTATACAACATATTATTTATTGCTATTTTAGCTTAGTTAAGTATTGGGATAAAGATATTAAAAATGTAATACTTGTAAATGCTTCTTTAAAAACAAAAACACATGAATATAAATCTGATATACAAACTACGGTTGATAGTCCAAAAAATGCGAAGGGTTTTAGAAAAGATAAATATAAAATTAATAAACTTCTAAGTATTGATATATGTAATAATTATATTAAAGATAATGTTGTTTTATCTAAGATTTTTTCTGATAATAAGAAGAAAGACGATTTAAGTGATTCGTGTCTTCAAGCAGTTGCTTATATTAGAACAAATATTATGAAAGATAATGGAACACTTGAAAAATATAATGTATTATACAATATATAGTTTATTAAAATGCGTATTTATAGATATATTAATATTATTACAATATATAAACATTTAAACGTCAATTAAATATATAATATGACTAGTCTATCAAACCTTAATAATAGAAATGATGATTTAATAGAATTGAATAAAGATAGTTTTAAAAATGATTCATTTAACTTTAATATTCCAAGTAAACAAAATAGAGTATCTCAACAAAATTATATAAACGACAATATGTTATTTAATAAAAGTAAAATAAGTTCTGATGTTATATCTATGTCTTCTAGATCTTCATCGAGATCAAGTTCTGTATCTGGAGATAAAGAAAAATATATGAAAAACATGAAAAATATTTATAAAGACAAGGACAAAAATAATTCAAGAAAATCATATGATAGAAATGACGATGATAGTAGCGAAACAAGTAGTAGACATAGTAAAAGTAGTAAAAGTAGTAAAAGTAGTAAAAGTAGTTCTAAAAGTGGTAATAGTGATGGGAGTGGTGATAGTAATGAAAGTGAAGAGCAACATAACACCAATGATAATAGTGAAGATTCATATGATGGACGTGATAGTAGTAAAATTGTGAAAAAACGAGCATTGAGTCAAAAAGAAATAATTCTGAATGAAATAAATGAAAAACGTGAGATAATATATCAATTAGAAAGATTAGAATCGAAAGGATTCAAATTACCATTCAAATTTAATATGAACTCTGATTTGGATGAAATGAAGTCAGAATATAATCGTATAATTCGAGAGAAAGAATTAGATGGAAGTGTTCGTTTTCAACAAAAAATGTTAATGGCTTTCATTTCAGGTACGGAATATATGAATAGTAGATATGATCCTTTTACAATTAAATTAGATGGATGGTCGGAACAAGTTAATGAAAATATTAATGATTATGATGATATTTTCGAAGAATTACATGGTAAATATAAATCAACAGGTAAAAAGATGGCGCCTGAACTTCGTTTGTTCATATCCTTATCTGGAAGTGCATTTATGTTTCATTTAACAAGTAGAATGTTTAAGGAACAACCTATGCCTGATGTTGAAAATGTACTTAAATCAGACCCTGAACTAATGAAACAATTTCAAAATGCCGCAGCAAAACAATATATGATGGGTGGTGGTAATAATATAGAACCTCCTATTAAACAAAATAGTAGTTCTACAGACAGTATGGGATTATTTAATATGGTGAGTAATTTATTTGGTTCTTTAAATGGAGATTCTATGCCTTCGAATATTATGCCTAATCAAATGCAAAGATCCAATGTAACAGATATGAATAAAAAATCTACAGAAGATGTTGATAATATTATTAGAAATATGCATAGTAAAATATCAGTTGATTATAATGATAATAATATAGAGACTTTATCAGTTAGCGATGAAGAAATAACATCAATTATAGAGGATACGGCGGATATAAAAATATTAAAATCATCTGCAGGTAGTCGTCGTAAAAATAATACAAGAACTTTAAATATATAAAAAAATATAATTTTATATCATATAAACGTATTATCTAAAGTTTCAAATATGCAATTTAATACACCTTTTACAACATCAGGTATTACCATATTACCGAATAAGTCATATTTATTTACATCATCAGGTATCTTATAAGACAACGGAAATCCACATAATAATTTCAATTCATTATCATTTAATTTTCTTATAAATTTATCATCAATAATTACTGCTAATTTATTACTATCTGTTGCCGTTAATGTAGGTGATGTTGCTTTTGGGTCTAAAATATTTGTAATTGGAAAACTTAATTTACCTTTACAAATATTATAACCAATTTTACCGTTATCATCATATACTCTTTTAGCATTAACTATTTTTTTAGGTTTTTCTAACCTTAGATAATTTTTTTGAACTAAATTATCTAACATTTCTTTTAAATTATCGTTTTCATAAAATGTAGATATTTCATCTAATGTAAGAGGCATTCCATCCATCCATACAATATTTTTTTTTTCAGCCCAATGTTTCTTTCTTCTTTCAGTCATAATAATATTCATTAGACTTCTTTCAAGAATTGATAAATAACCATTAATGCATATATCCCATGAATGAATATTTTTTGTTCCTCCTCTCTTGTCTTGCATTTTATAACCGAATAAAGGCGTTTGTGAATGTAAATTCAATATTTTATTAGCAAATTTATTTTCAATATCTGTATATTTTGCTTTATAATCTATAATTGTATTCAATTTATTTTCAGGATTAACATATTTTATTTTATCTAAATCTATACATTTTTCCAAAGAACATACTATAAAGACTCGTTCACGGTTTTGTGGAATACCAAAGTTTGATGCATTTAGTTTCTTATAAGTTACGAAATATCCAATATTAGTAAACTCATCACATATTTTTTTAAGTGATTTTCCATTTTCTAAAATGATTAAATTAGAAACATTTTCAAGTATTACAAACTCTGGTCTATATTTTTTACATATATCTATAATTTTAAATATTATTAATCCTCTATTATCATCAAAACCTTGTTTATTTCCTGCAGAACTGAAAGGTTGACATGGAAAACCAGCACATAATAATTGAAAATTTTCTATTTCATTAATATTAAAAATATCAGTTTTAGTATTATTTTCATTAAAGTTTAAGTTATATGTTTTTATAGCATCACCTTTAATATCAGAAGATAATACACAATTAAAATTATAATTTGTATTTTTTTTTTGAAAACTTTCTAATGCTAATCTAAATCCTCCAATTCCACAGCATAAATCTATATAATTAATATTTTTAACATTAGTTTTATTAAATAAGACTTCTTCTTTTTTTGAAGTATTCATTTGAAATATTAATTATATAATTAATCAATTTTTCACCGATTACCTTGTTTTTTAGTATATACTATTATTATTCTAATTATATACAAATTTACATATTTAATAATATGATAGAGTGTAATAATATAAAAAAGATTTATAGATAATTTTTTCTATATAATATATTTAGTTTTTTTTTTTAGCACGGACATTACTCATTTTATTTGCAGACTTTGATACAAAGTTACCTATATCTGATACAGACTTAGAAATACGTCCTGGGGTCTTTTTTATTGTTTGCAAAGGGTCTCGTATAGTATTTTCAACTTCTTCTCCAAACATTTCAAGTTTTCCAATCAATTGTGATAAAGTACTAATTAAAATAGGGATAATTATGACAGTAAATAATAATGTAATAAATAAGAATAATGAAATCATAGTTCCTATAGCTATTACATCCCGACTCATGTCTTCCGAGCATTTGCATTTTTCATTTGTTAAATATCTAACATAATCAAAAGCATAATATATATATACAACAAATATTAGGAAAAACACAAATGTCCCAATTGCTAATAGTTGTACGACAATGGGTCCCATGTTTTTAGCAACACTACTTAGAGAAGCAAAAGATGTTATTACGAAATATGCTAATGCTATTAAAGTAAAGTTTTTGATAAAGTCTTTATTAGGGTGTTCCGAACATTCACAGCCTATATTTTCAAGTTTATATAAATATGCGTATATTATAATTAATAATATTGCAAAAATCATTTGAATTATGACGCTACTGTAAAATGACAGATTGTTTTCTACTACTTTCATAATTACTTATTCTTACTCTATACTATTATATAGAAATAATTTATTATTGTAAATCAATAATATTATAAATAATAAATTTTGTAGAAGTATTATATTTAGTTGTATCCAAATTTTTTATTTTATTAATAATTTCATCAGACTTTACAATTTGTAATATTTTGTATAATTGATCCATAAATATGTCTATTATATATTTATGTACCGTTCCATCAATTATAATTTCAAACATATATTTATATATTTTATTTAATAAATCTGGTATTTCATTTTTTTTTATAATAGTCCATATTTTATTTATATTATTTATACACTTTTTCCATTTTATATAATTACAATATAATTCATATTCATCGTTAAGAAGTAATAAATTATTATCATATATATATTGTGGAGGTTTCCATTCTTCTTCTTCATTATAAGTTTTCCACTTTATTTCTATCATTTCAGTTAAGAATACTTTTTCAAAAAAATATAATATATCAAAATATATTTTATCATCGTTTAATTTAATATAACCCCATACTAAATTAAAAAACTCTTCGTTATTATTCACTTTAATAATAACCTTTATTTTTTCATAAATTATATCTTTATTTTTGAGTGTTAATTTGTTAAGATATCCAATTAAATTTCTTTTTATCATAGAGTTATTCGTAAAGTCAGGTATTATTATATGGAATCTACTTTTATTCTTGACATCATTATCTTTATCTTTTTTATTATAAACTTTCTTAGCCAATATCATTTTAGGATCATAAAATGAATTGAAACAACTATATTTTTTTTTTAATACATCGGCTTTATCCATAATATCCAAAGGTATTTCGTCTTTACTATTATATTTATTTTGAAAGTTTGACAATTTTATTTTAATAATTGTATCAGTCATTATATAATATATTATATAAATAATCTTATATATATATTACATAAAGCAAATATATATTATATATAATATAATATTAATGAATATTATGAATGATTGCGTAGATACAGAAAACTTTATTATTAATCTAGAAAAAATATATGGCGTTCATTCAATTTACCGTACTATTATTGTATGTAAAGACAATATAGACTTTTATGAGGAATTATTAGATAATAAAAACTATAGTGTATATAAAATATATAATTTTGAAGATATTGATTATGATTCTTTAGATAAACGAGTTTTTTTAATAAAAGAAGACTTTTTCATTGATTTTATTAAACAAATTAACATTAAATATAAAAAGATGTTTTATAATTTTGTAACATTCACTCCATATTGTGATAAGAATAATATAATAAAAGAATATAAAGATATTGTTAATTATTGTGATGATTATTTTATTTTCTAAGATTGTTTTATAGAGGATAAAATGTTTAAAAAGAATGGACTCGGAGATATTATGAAAGTATTGAATACAAAGGGTGTATTTATTGGTATAATAGTTTTATTAACGGTAATAATATTAATGTTTATAAATTACAATGATGTATATGAAACTTTTTACAGTAATAATGTATATACATTAGAATATTACTATATGGACGGTTGTGGTCATTGTACGGAGTTCAATGAATCAAAAGTTTGGGAAAGTCTCAAATCAAAAAAATGGGATAATATTACATTAGAAAAATATAATAGAAAAGATAAAATGGATAGAGTTGAAAAGTTTAATATAACAGGATATCCTTCTTTCATTCTTGTAAAAGATGATGAAATTGTAAAGTCGTATAATGGTGATAGAACTTATGATTCTATAAGTTCATTTATAGAAAAAGAGACTAAAAAATAAACGTATATATAAGATAATGATAAAATATTATAATAGTATTAATATAATAAAATGGGAGGAGGATTAATGCAATTAGTAATTACAGGACATCCAATGGACGAATATATATTAACAAATTCATGTATTAATTACTATAAATATGTTTATAAAAAACATACTAATTTTTCGATGGAAAATCATGAAATAGCACCAAATAACAATGGTAATAATGGGTTAATGACTACAGCAATAATGACATATGATATTAAAAGACATGGTGATTTGTTAAGTAATATTTTTATTAGTTTTAAGATACCTGATATATTTTCAAGTAATGAATTGAAATTTAGATGGGTTGATAATCTTGGATATAATTATATTTATAGAGCTGATATTGAAATAGCAGGGAATAAAATGGAATCTATTTATGGAGAATGGATGAATATATGGAATGAATTAACAAGTAGTGATGGTATAATGTATAATAAATTAATTGGAAATATTGATGAAATGATAAATCCATATAGTTTTCAAGCAAAATATACTCTTATTAACAATAAATTATATAATATCACATATCCCGTTAGAACCTTACAAGATACAATACCAAGTATTAAAGGTAGAGAAATACAAGTACCTC